TGGCGGTGGCGGTGGAACTGCCTCGGCAGGCGGTGTGTCAGGTGGTGGCTCTGGCAGAACAATTACAAATATGGGAACTACTCGTACTTTAGGTGGTGGCGGGTCAGGTTTTCAAGCAGGTAAAAGTTCTCCAGGCGCAAACACGGGTAACGGCGGCGGCGGCTCAGGTGCTAACGCTGGTGGGTCGGGTGTAGTTTATGTAAGGTTCAAGGTCTGACGATGGCACACTTCGCAAAGATAGAGAATGGCACTGTCTCGCAAGTCATCGTCGTATCCAACGACGACTGCGGTGGCGGCGACTTCCCTGATTCAGAAGCAGTCGGTCAAGCGTTCATCGCATCACTCGGCTTGACTGGCCTATGGAAGCAAACTTCGTACCACGCCAACTTTCGTGGCGTTTACGCAGGTATCGGTTTCACTTATGATGCTGACTTAGATGAGTTCGTAACAACACCAGACCCACACACCAAATGAAACTGAATAAACGCCACCAGGCCGCTTTATCTTCCTATCTACGTAGCGCCGTAGCCGCTGTGGTGGCCGTGGTCGCGACGGGCAACTACTCCCCTGAAGACCTGGGCAAAGCGGCGCTCGCCGCGTTGTTGCCACCGTTGATGCGCTGGGCGAACAGCAACGACAAGGCTTTCGGCCGTAGCAAGTAATGCGATGTTGCCAGTTGAACGGATAACGCTTCCTGCTGACCTGCGTGGCGTTACCCCAGGCGAACTAACACCACAACTATTACGGGCTGTGAAGCCGTACGGCTGGCTACACCACCTGGCCGCTGACGCCTACCACGCGTTACGCGCCCAGGCGTTTATGGATGACGTCAAGCCGTTCAAGCCCACATCCGCTGGGGATACGTACCGTTCGCTTGCGATGCAACGTGCTGGTTTCCTGGCGCGTTACCAGAAGCAACCTATCGCTGGCGCTTCTACGCGTACGTGGAACGGGGAAGTGTGGTATCTCCAGAAGGGTTACGCGCCGATGGCCGCGCCTGGTTCAAGTAATCACAACCTGGGTATCGCGGTGGATATCTGGACTGCGTCTGGTAAGCGCCTTGAGTGGATGTTGGAGAACTGTAAGCGTTTCGGTTGGTCGTGGGAGATACAGTCCGAGCCGTGGCATATCCGTTATGTCGCTGGGGATGAAGTGCCGCCAGCGGTAAAGCGTTGGAAGGAAGCCAATGGATAACGGATTGGTTATGATTATCGTGGCGTTGATTGGCGCTGTTGGTGGCGTGATGGTGGCCTTGATTCAAGTGATGCGACGGGAGAACCGTAACGACCACGCGGAAGTAGCGCGAACCCTGGTTGAACTCACTGGTATTGCCATCCGAACGGAAGGGAAGGTTGATACTGTGAAAGAAGAGTTACATGACCATCTTGACTGGCACAAAGGAGAAGCACGTGGGAAAGTTAGGAAACGACCTACGGGAAGCGAAGGGTCTGCCGTACAAGAAGTTTAGGGTAGATGAAATCGTTGCTCAAATGAGTGAGGAAGACGGGAAAGACTTTCTGGAATCGGTGATGAACCACCAGGTTCCGATTGCGTGGATAGTTAGGGTGATGCGGAGACACGGCTACTCGTTGAGTGAGAACGCGATTCGCTCTTATCGTAGGGCGAACAATGTCGTTGAGTGAAGAGATTGACGCTGAGCGTCACAGTGAAGATAAGAAGTTGCGCCGTGAGCGTGACGCCGCCGTACACCGCGCCGAAGAGTTACGTGAACAGTTAGACGCCGCGAACCGTGCGCTCACCGTCATTGACCGCGTGGAAGGCGTGGAACTAAGTCCGCCAGTTTGGTTATCGCCAGAGAAACCGAAGACGAAGGCGGCCACCGTGGTCGCGATGCTGTCCGATACACACTATGATGAAGTGGTGCTACCCGAAGAGGTGGATTACTTGAACTGTTACAACCGTGAGATAGCGGTGAAACGTTTGGAAGCCTGGTCGCGTGGCCTAATCAAGATGTCGCGACACTATCTATCTGGCTTGAAGTATGACGGATGCGTGCTGATTCTTGGTGGCGACATCTTCTCAGGGGATATCCACGAAGAGTTAGCGGAAACCAACGAAGACACGATGATTGGTTCACTACTGTTCTGGTCGGAACAAATTGCCGCCGCCATCGGATTACTGGCGGAAGAGTTTGGGAAGGTTCACGTGGCGTCAGTGGTTGGTAATCACGGGCGTACCAGCCGTAAGCCGCGGATGAAGTTACGTGCGAAGACGAACTTTGATTGGCTACTCGCGAAGATGATTGAACGCCACTTCACTAACGATAAACGGGTGACGTTCGTGATACCTGAAGGTTCTGACGCCTACTTCCACGTGTACCAGCACGGACAGTTGATTACGCACGGTGACCAGGCGAGCGGCGGCCAGGGCATCGGCGGCATCTATCCACCGATTATGCGGCTACGCGCACGGAAGGCGCAACGCTATTTGGCCACTGGTCAGAACTTCTCAACACTTTGGATGGGGCATTGGCATCAGTATCTTCCTTCGCCGTCGCTGATAGTGAACGGCAGTATGAAGGGATTGGATGAGTACGCGTTCATCAGCAACTTTGGCCACGAACAGCCGCAACAAGCGATGGCGATAATCACGCCTGAACACGGCATCACGATTCAAGCGCCTATCTTCTGCCAGAACCGAAAGAAGGAAGGCTGGTAGTTATGTGTCGTTGTCGGGTGGCGCGCATCGTTACTTGTGAAAGTGAAGCAGACGATGAGTGACCACGCCCAGGTGTGCGTTACGTGGCACGACGCGCACGCAGAAGAACTTGGTTGGTGTGACCGCGACGAGATTGACGCTGAGCCTTGCGTGGTGCGTACGTTGGGGTTCTTGATACCTGACGCGAAGCCTGACCACGTTGTGGTCGCGCAAAGCCTGGCCGCTGATGGTGACTTCTACGGCGTGTTCGCTATCCCTACAGGTATGGTTCAATCCTTGCGTATCTTATGAAGGATTACTTGCTTATCTAGGTTGTTGTGATGATGGCGCGCCGCCAAGAAACACAGTAGGTTATCGGTGCGCGGTGTACCCTTCTCCGCCGTGTCGGGTTGAGCCAGCCGTACGTGTCACCTCCTTCGCGGCGGCTGGTTCCCTGGCAACTCAAACTCCGAAGGAATTTTTTCTCCGATTGACGCCACCACGTAACACCCGTGAGGCAGGCTGAACCAGTGGCCAGAAGGCCACCTGAAGGGAGAGTTATGAAACTGATAGAGAAGCCACCGCACGGCAGTATGGAGTGGTTACTGAAACGGCATCGCGACGAACACGGCAACGTGCTATTCGGTGCGTCTGAAGCGCCAGTGATGATGAATCACTCGCCGTACCAGACGCGGCCACAACTGTTCGCGGCCAAAGTATCCGAGCCACGCGTCAGTAAGGAATCCGCGGTGTTCAGGCGCGGCAACTTGATTGAACCAGTGCTGGTCGCGGAGGCTGGTGTGGTGTTGGGGATACCGATGAAGACGCCACCGTTTATGTATCAGGATGGCCGCTTCATAGTGACGTTGGATGGGGTGGATGATTCGTTCACGCCATCGGTGGTGGTGGAAGCGAAGACCACCACGCGTTACCGCATCCGTGACGCGGAAGACCTACCAAATGAGTGGTTGTGGCAGGCCTGGGCGCAACGCCTGGTTACTGGTGCAGACGTTTGGTTCTCCGTCTTGGATAGTGAGCAAACCATCAGCGTTATCCAATGCCCAGATAACCCCGAAGCGCTTCAAGCGTTACGTGATGAGTCCGAAGCGTTCGGTGCGGCGATTCAACTCAACACGCCGCCAGCGGACTTTGATGACTGCGTGATTGACGCGGATACCGTCGCGGCGATATGGCGCGCCACGCCAACCGAGATAGCGATACCTGAAACGGAGATGCGTTGGCTTCAAGAGATTGTCCACGCGAAGGAACAGATTGCTGAGGGTGAAGCGTTGAAGAAACTGGCGGAAGACCACCTGGCGATGCTGTTGAAGGGTAATGAGATTGGAACGTTCAACGGCGTAAAGGTGCTGTCCTGGAAGGAACAGGCTGGCCGCGCTTCACTTGATACCAAAGCGTTGAAGGATGGACACCCTGAGATAGCGGCGAAGTATGAACGCCAGGGGAAACCATTTCGCGTTATGCGTACCCACAAGATAGCGAGCGCGTTCTGATGCTTACCTTCTTCTCATCTGATGGTTCAATGGGTTCCGCCGAATCGCGTGACCTGTTCATATTTGATTGCTGTAACTTCACCGACGAAGACTGGCAACGCATCACAGACGCCACCGACAATCAGCGGATGGCCGTCGCTTTCTCAATCGCCTCAACATATGGCGTGGTTGAGTAATAACAACAACAACAAACAGGAGGAATAGTAATGTCGTTTGACCTAGCAGGGTATGTGGATGTGGCTGAACGCATCCGTATGTTCAAGGAGAAGTATCCGAACGGAACGCTACAGCCAGCGAACCTAGATAAGCCATACGAGATAGTGGTAGTCGCTGAGCGCACGTTCATCGTGTATGTGGCCGCCGCTTACCGTGAGGCCAGTGACCAGCGGCCAGGTGTTGGTATTGCGTGGGAACCTTTCCCAGGTAAGACGCCATACACGCGTGACTCGGAACTGATGAACGCTGAGACAAGCGCCTGGGGTCGCGCGATTATCGCGGCTCTCGCCGCCGACACTCAGAAGATTGCGTCAGCGGATGAGGTGCGTAACCGTCGCGAGCATCCAGCGGATGGCGAAGACGCCAAAGTGATACCGCTGGTGGCCGTGCCGTTTATGGGCGCTGAGCAACCAGTGGCGCGTTCACGTGAGAAGATGATTGCTGACGCCAACCAGAAGAGCCAGGTAGCCAAACAGAAGGCCACCGCAACATCCGTGGACATCAGCGATGCGCAAGCCAAACTGCTTGTGAAACTCTCTGGTGAACGTGGCGTTGAGTTAGTGCCGTTCTTATGCGATGAAACTGGCCGCCAGGTGACTGACGTGAACCAACTCACGAAGAGGGAAGCATCAACCATCATCAGCAACCTGATGAACAGGAAGGACAGGCCGTGAACGAAACCTATCTTTATTCAATCGGCCAACACCCGAAGGACGTTGAGACTGAACACACTTACCAGGTTCAATCCCGTAAACGCCACGGCAGGTACGTTACGAGGCTTACCACGAAACGGCGCGCGCACGCCTACTTCTGGTATGTGTCGTTGAACATCGGCTACGGTTACGCGAAGCGCCTGTTGTGCGACGGAACTGTTATGGAACGGGCGGCTTCGTGATGGACAAGCACTATTGGTTGAGGTGCGCCCATAGTTACCGTAAGTGGATTCACTCCTTTCACGGCACGGATGACCGCTCAGCGATTGACGCTGGCTACCGCATCCTGGTCAAACTGAGTAAAGGCCACGAACCAGGGTTCAGCGACTTTGATAACAGGCGCGCCAACGACTGGAAGAACGGTGACGTGGAACTCGTCAATCAGATAGGCGTAGTGCTGTTTGAGTACGGCGTTGAACGGGAGGCCAAGTGACCGCGCAACTACCGTACGCAGGCACGGAAGGGTTCGTCGGGCGTGAGGCCAGCGTGGAACGCGCCAGGCGTAACGCGCAAGACGGTACTTCGGCAGACAGGCAAGAACAGGTGCTTGACTACCTACTGATAACCAGTGGGAGTGGCGGCGCTACGTGGATTGAAGTCGGTGAGGCGTTACGGCTTCACCACGGGCAGGTGTCTTCCACGTTGTCGGTGCTTCACCAGGCTGGGAAGGTATTCCAGTTACGTGAGAAGCGTGGCCGTTCACACCCGTACGTACATAGCGATTACCGATACATCTACGTGGCTTCTGAACGGCACGATGGCGCG